GGTGGAAATCTACTACAACAGGGAAACGGAAGAAGATGTTGAGTTGCCCGTGTACGAGGTGTTTGAACGAGTGGTTGAGACTAATGGCGAGTTTCTATGGCCTAAGCAGCGCCGAAGCGATGGCAAGACATTTGGCTTTGATGAGAAAGAGCTAGCCCGTAAGAAAGCCAAATACCTAGATGTAACTCAGTTCTATTGTTTTACACCCGACACATTAGCATATACCGACCAAGGCCACAAACTTATTAGTAGTGTTGAAGTGGGCGACAGCTTTGGTGGCAATAAAGTAGCTAATAAATTTATTCGGGATATTGCGGAAGACATTGCCGAAGTAAGTGTTTATGGTGTGCCCCACGCTATCAATGTTACCTATGGGCACAAATTTCCAATTAGGTCCAAGACAGTTAAAAAGGATTACGGCACTTCTAATAAACAAATCGGGGACTGGTTAAATAAACAAAAAACAGAACGGTGGTATTTAGCCCATTCGTTTGAAACTAAAGTTATAGACACACCATTTGAAGAAGATGTTTGGTGGCTTATTGGGCACTGGTTAGCTGAGGGATATGTCTGGAAGAAATATGTAGCTTTGTGCACAAGAAATCCACAAGAGAAGGGTATCCACGATAAGATTAACTCCATCTTACACAAATATGGAATACACTCAATACAGACAGTAACTAAAGCTAATACTCGTATTTTTTTACTAGATTGGCCTGAACTACTTGCCTATTTGCGCAACTTTGGCTATTACAGTTATGGCAAACACCTAAATGATGAAGCTAAATATGCATCTAAGGAAAAGCAAGAACAACTTATTCAAGGTTATTTGTTAGGTGACGGGTTTACACTGACTAACCAAGTTGGGTTTGGTATTACTTCAGTTAATTTACGCCTACTGGAAGAAATTAAAGATGTACTTCTTCGTCTAGGGCACATTCCTTACATTGTGCAACTGTACGGAGAAGGTAGAGAAGCATTTGGGTATAAATGTAGGGAGTGTTTTAGCATTAGGTGGTATGGTACAACTAAGTCGCGTAACTTTATTGAAAATGGAACCTATTACCAACTCATTCAAAAAGTAATTCCCACTTGGTACAATGGGCCAGTACACACCCTAGAGGTGGAAAACACTCATCAATATAATGTGTATGGACTTACTTGTCAAAACAGTCAATATTACAACAATCCTAACGCTGTAGAATTGTCCATCATTGACAAGAGTAGGTTTAACTATTACGAAAAGAGTAAGGTAGAAAACATTAGCGGCACTTGGCACATTGGCAATAAAGACCTTACCATTTATGCCGCTATGGATTTTGCCTATTCTATTAGTAATAGTGCTGACTACACGGCAATAGTGGTAGTGGGAGTAGACGAAGATTACAACTATTATGTTCTAGACATTGACAGGTTTAAGACTAATAAAATTAGCGTAATGTATGAGCATGCAGAAAAAGTCTACCGCAAGTGGCGTTTCCGCAAGTTGCGGGCTGAAGCTGTAGCTGCGCAACGCCTCATTGTACAGCAGTTCAAAGATTTTATGCGTAGCCAATCTGTAGTGTTTTCCATTGACGAGTATTTTCCTCCTAAAACAATGAACAAGGCAGAACGCATTGCAAGCGTGCTAGAGCCACGTTATCAGAATGGGCAAATGTTTCACTACCAAGGTGGCAACTGTCAAATTCTTGAAGAGGAATTGCTGATGAATAACCCGGAGCATGATGACGTAAAGGATGCTCTAGCCTCTTGTGTAGAAATTGCTAAACCCAGCATTTCTAGCACCAGTTGGTCACGTAAAGGAAACGTAGTGAACTTCAACAACAAGTGGGGTGGAGTGGCAATGCGATGAGTGTAATTTCCACCTATTACAACAACGACACCCTAGCTTGCCGCATTGTGGATATGTGGCAACGATGGGATGACGCGCGCTCAGTGTGGCGAGAGGATAAGCAAGAGTTGCGCCAATATCTTTTTGCTACGTCTACTCGCACCACTACTAATAATAAGTTGCCTTGGAAAAACTCTACGGTAACACCTAAACTCACCCAAATTCGTGACAACCTGCATGCCAATTACATGGCTGCTTTGTTTCCGAATGACGAATGGTTTTTTTGGGAATCCACTGACAAGAATGAAAACTTAGCAAAGAAGCGTAGAGCTATTGTTAGCTACATTAAACAGAAGTTGAAGGCGTCTAACTTTCAACTATTAGTTAGTCAACTGGTGTATGACTACATTGATTATGGTAATGTGTTTGCCACTTACGACTATGTACGTGACATTGTAAACATTGCTGACAACCCCGTAGAGCGTTACAAGGGCCCCCGCGCTTACCGCATTCATCCCAATGACATTGTGTTTAACCCTGCGGCTGAGTCATTTGAAAAGAGCCCTGCGGTTAGGCGTGTTCTACAATCCATTGGCGACTTCATGGTGGATGCTGAAACAAAACCAGCATTAGGCTATGACAAAAGCATTGTTGCAAAAGCTATGCAGTTTCGTAGTGACTACCGTGAAAACGCAGAGTTTAAAAAGGAAATTAACCTAACCATTGATGGCTTTGGCTCACTGTCTGAGTATATGGATAGTGACATGGTGGAGTTGCTAGAGTTTTGGGGAGACATTTACGACAAGGAAAACAAGAAGCTGCTGCGCAATCAGCGCATTACAGTGATTGACAGAAAATGGATATTGGCAAAAAAGACCAACGACAATTGGCTTGGTGGCAAGCCTATGCACCATTGTGGATGGCGTCTTCGTCCTGATAACCTATGGGCACAAGGGCCCCTAGACCAGCTAGTAGGAATGCAATATCGCATTGACCATTTGGAAAACCTTAAGGCTGACGTATTTGACCTTATTGCCCACCCTGTTATGAAAGTAACGGGTACCACAGTAGAAGAGTTTGAATATGAGCCGGGAGCCACTGCTTTTTGTGGTGATGAGGGTGATGTAGAGTTTCTGCGCCCTGACGCTACAGCATTAAATGCAGATATGCAAATTGCTGACCTAATGAACCGCATGGAAGAGTTGGCAGGTGCCCCTAAGCAAGCCATGGGCATTCGCACTCCTGGCGAAAAAACCAAATATGAAGTGCAGCAACTTGAAAATGCTGCCGGGCGTATTTTTCAAAGCAAGGTGAGTTGGCTAGAAAGAAACATTCTAGAGCCCGTTCTAAATGGTATGCTGGCTGAAGCCGTGCGTAATTTTGAAAATGTAGAAAGGGTGCGTGTTGTAGACGAAGAGTATGGTACTGAAATGTTTGAAACCATCACCAAAGCTGACCTTATGGCAACAGGTAAGTTGTATCCAGTTGGCGCACGACATTTTGCAGAGCAAGCTAAGTTTGTTCAAGAACTAAGTCAAACCATTGCTGCCATTCAAGCGGCTCCCACTGTTGCCGCTCACATTAGTGGCAAGGCCATTGCCAAAGCTCTGGAAGAGAATTTGGGTTGGCACAAATATGGCATTGTGCGTGACAACGCAATGATTGTGGAGCAAGCTGAAACTCAACGTCTAATTCAACAAGTGCAAGAAGACTTAGTTGTGGAGAACACCGTAAATGAACAGCAACCTTCTGCGATGCCGCCCGGCGGACAGCAGCCCTGAAGAGTTTAAGAAAGCCTGGGATAACTCAGGCTACACATTAGAAGCCCTTTATAAGCTCCTAGAGGAGCAAATGGCTACTAATAATAGGGTGAGTAAGGATGACTTTGATTGTCCTAATCACTACGCAAAACTAGCCTATCAAGCTGGTTATTCTAACGCACTAGAAATGGTTAAAGACTTGTTGCCAGCTAGTGCTAAACCTAACTAAGGAACATCAGTGACCACTGACACTATTTTCTCCGGTGAAGCCCAACCTAACCAAGGTAGCCAAACCACCCCGGCCAAGACAGAGGATACGGGACTGCTAACCGCCCTAGTTGGCGAGAAGCAAAAGTACAAGAGCGTCGAAGAGTTGGCAAAAGGCTATGCCAATGCTGACAGCCACATTAAGCGATTGGAAGAAGAAAACCGAAAGCTACGTGAGGCTCAAGTGGCTGCTGCCACGCTTGACGATGTTCTAGAGAAGTTGCAAGCCAAGCAAGAGGTAAAGACCGAACTTCCCGCGCAAGGTGTTTCAGCCGAGCGCATTGCTGAACTGGTGGAGCAAACTCTTACAGGTCGAGAAACTGCCAAGACCCGCGAAACAAATCTTCTAGCAGCCGACAAGCTGATGAAGGAGAAGTTTGGCGAAAAGGCTGCGGAGGTGTTCAAAGAAAAAGCAAGCACACCTGAATTGCAGCGTGTTTTTATGGAAATGGCAGCCATTGACCCACAGCAGTTTGTAGGTATGTTTGGTGGTGTTGCCGCATCTACTGGTGCAGTGGCAACATCCTCTGTGTCCACTACTTCATTTACGCCTAATAGTAATAGGGCAAACGTGGAGTGGTCTAAAGAGTGGGCAGCTAAAACTCGTAAAGAAAACCCTTCTCTTTATTGGTCCACAGAGTTTCAATCCAAACTAGCCTCTACTGTTGCTCAAAATCCTTCCCTTTATTTTGGTAACTAAGGAGACTTAATATGTCTGGTTTTAACTTTAGCAAGGTGAATGAACACCTTGTTCGTACAGAACTCTGGAGTCAAGAACTCAAGGATGTTCTAGAAGAGCAACTAATTGGCACTAAGTATGTTCGCATGCTTAGTAATTTCCCTGATGGCAACTCTTTCATCATCCCATCAGTTGGTGAAATGGCGATGCGTGAGACTAACGAAGATACGCCAGTTGTCTATGACACCATGGACACTGGTGAATTCACGTTCACCATTGACCGCTACGTAGAATCTGCTACGTTCATCACTGATCGTGCAAAGCAAGATAGCTACTACAGTGCCCAGCTTATTGGTATGTTTCCCGCGAAGATGCGCCGTGCTCTAGATGAAAACCTAGAGACTTCGGTTATGAGTCTTGCCAATACGCAAACTCTCAACAACGCCAATAGCATTAACAATGCGCCTCACCGCTTTGTTGCTAGCGGCGCCACCAACACAGTGCTATCTCTGCAAGATTTTGCTGCGGCAAAGTATGCACTGGACAAGGCCAATGCCCATGGTGCTCGTGTAGCCGTCATTGACCCCTCGCAAGAGTATGTGCTAAACACCCTTAGCCAAATTCTTGCTGCCAACGACAATCCTAAGTTTGAGGGCATTGTCAACTCTGGCTTTGTTAATAGTGTCACTGGTATGCGGTTTATTCGCAACATCTATGGCTTTGATGTCTATGTGTCAAACTTCCTTGACACTCCTACCGACACAGCCATTAACGCGGATAGCCGGGGTAGTGTAACGCTACCTGCTGCACCTGTCAGCAACATCTTCATGACTGTCGGTGGTGACCTCACTCCATTTGTCGGTGCCTATCGTCAAATGCCCCGTGTGGAATATGAGCGTAACAAAGACTTGCGCCGTGACGAATATGTCATGAATGCTCGTTTTGGTTTGAAGCTCTACCGTCCCGAGTGCCTTGTAACGGTTATCAGCCGTTCAACTGTTTAAGGAGATAACATGACCCGCAAGAGTATTTGGACCAATGCAGATGGTCTGCAAGTGGGCTTCGGCCCTAACTATTCCGACTTTGATGAAGTCGGTGCCGTTAGCAAGGATGGGCACGAGCGAGAACTACGCTTTGTGCTAGATGGTGAGAAATTTGTAGCTGGTAGCTATGTATTCAACCAGCCTGCTGTGCTTCCAGCCGGTGCCATCCCGCTATACGCCCATGTGCAAACCACGGAAGTGTTTGCTCTAGGCGGTACTACCCCGTCAATTCAAATTGGCTCTACTGGTGCTGCTACTCGTTTTGGTAGCGCCACTGAAGCCCAAGCTGAAACACTGGGTACGTACACCCTTGCAGTAACTGCCACTCCCACTACTGCCAACACCAACATCACAGTGACTCTAGGGGGCACCACGCCCACTGTCACTGCTGCTGGTAAGATGGAAGTGGTATTGGGCTATCGCCTGATTTAAGGGGCTTCGGAGGGGGCTTGTCCCCCTCCTTTTAAGGAGAATTAAGTGCCAGATATTCAGCACAGTGCAATTCCTGATGGACAAAGGCATGAGCCAAAAGGTATCTCTACAGCTTCTTCGGGGCAAGTGTATGTTGCATCAGGTACTGGCTCTGGTGTTTGGGCCACTCCAAAAAGCATTGTAAAGTTTACACCAACCATTACCGCTGCGTCTGTTCCTGCATCAACTACAAGTGAGCAAACTTTCACTGTAACAGGTGTGTTAGCCACTGATGAATTGGTAGGTGTAATTAAACCTACCCACCAAACTACTTTAGGCATTGTTAATAGTCGCATTGTGGCTAATAACCAAATTGCAATTACA